GGGGGCAATGTAAGATCGATGGAAGATTACAAGTATCTTATGGGAGAATTATCGGCGTATCGCTCCCTTATAGAAGATCTAAAAGAAACGCTGCATATGGAAGATAACGATGACTAAAGATATCGCAAAAAAGAATGAAACTAAATCCGAACTAGACAAGGCATTTATCAATGCTGAAACTAAAGTTTTGGACCCTACCCTACTAAAAAAATCACTGCTAGACAGAATGCCCGATCCATCAGGATGGCGTTTATTAGTCTTGCCATATAAAGGCAAAGGAGTGACCGATGGTGGCATTCAATTAATTAAAGAAACTGTAGACAGAGAAGCTTTGTCCACAGTTATATGTTATGTACTAAAGGTTGGACCTTTAGCCTATAAAGATGAAAATAAATTTGGCGATAAAGCATGGTCTAAAAAAGGAGATTGGATCCTTATTGGTAGATATGCTGGCACTCGTTTTAGATTAGAGGATGATCACGAAGTTCGCATTATTAATGATGACGAAGTGATCGCTACAATTTTAAACCCAGACGACATTAAATCTTTATAGAGGTAAATCATGGCAGAAGAAGCAACAAGCATCGAAGAAAACATTGATGTAGAAATTACAGAAGAAAAAATACAAAAGGCTGCAGTCCCCGACCATAAAAGGGTCGAAGACGAAGTTCAAGAAGAAGCAGTCAATATTGTTTTAGACAACGAAGTCTCTCCAGTTACTGAAGATAAAATAACAGAAGATTTTGAGGCCTCACCTCAAGTAGAAGAAAAATCAAAAGATTTATCTGATGTAGAGAAGAGAGCGTCACTTGCACAAAACAGAATTAACAAAGCAGTTGCCCAGGCCAAAGAGTTCCAAAGAAGAGAACTAATGGCTGTTCAATACGCCAAAGATTTAAAAGATCAAAACGAGCAATTAAGACAATCGCAAAAATCTTTTCAATCTAGTTATGGCGATGAGTTTGGCTCAATACGCCAAAGATTTAAAAGATCAAAACGAGCAATTAAGACAATCGCAAAAATCTTTTCAATCTAGTTATGGCGATGAGTTTGGCAATCGTGTTGAATCTCAACTTAGCCTAGCAAGACAAGCTTTAAAACAAGCAACTGAATCACAAGATGCTGAATCTATAGCTGCTGCTACTGAGGCCCTAACAATGGCAACTTCAGATAGAGCAAGGCTAGAGCAATACAAGCAACAGCAAAAACAATACGAGCAACAAGAAGCTGCTTATGTAGAACAAGCTCAACATCAACAAGAACAACAACCTCAAGCAGCTCCAGAAGAGTATAATGAGCCATCACCTAAATCTCGTGAATGGGCCAAAAAGAATTCTTGGTTTGGACAAGACCAAGTTGCAACCTCTGTTGCCTTTGCAGTTCATAAACAATTAGAGAATGAAGGCTTTGACTTAGACTCTGATGAGTACTACACTGAGATTGATAAGAGAGTGCAACAAGAGTTGCCTCACAAGTTTAACGTGGAAGCGAAAAAAAACGTCCAGACAGTCGCTTCAGCCACACGCAATACATCGACAGGACGCAAACAGAATCGTATCGAATTGACACCGAGTGAACAGCAATTAGCTAAAAAGCTTGGAGTGTCATTTAAAGATTACGCAATACAAAAAGCGAGGCTAGAAAGATCATGACAAAAGGAAAAGATAACGTAGTTGATGATAATGATGTTAGAACTTCAAGAAGTGCTGACACTAGAGAAAAAGACAATAGACCAAAAATTTGGAAAATGCCTTCAGCTCTAGAAATACCAGAAGAAGCGGCTGAACAAGCCAAATCTCAAGGAATTACTTATCGCTGGGTTAGAGAATCTGTACTAGGACAAGATGACAAAACGAATGTCTCAAAAAGATTTCGTGAAGGATTCGTCCCAGTGAAACCAGAAGAAATTCCAGGATTTCATGATTTGCCTACAGTCGATGATGGTCGGCACGCTGGAATTATAGGAGTAGGTGGGTTGATACTGTGCAAGATTGATCAAGATATCGCAGATCAAAGAAATGAATTCTTTGAACAACAAACCATGAACCAAATGACAGCTGTAGAAAATGACCTAATGCGTGAAGAGAATCCTTCGATGCCTATTACAACAAGTAGATCATCAAAGGTGACTTTTGGTGGAAGTGGTAAATAATTACAACTTCTAAATTAAAAATTAACTAGGAAACTATTATGGCAAATACAGATGCTAAATTCGGTTTAAGACCTATAGGAAAACTTGGTAGCAGTTACAACACAACTGGTACTACTGAGTATGATATTCTTACAGGAACAACCGGAAGTATTTTTTCAGGCGATCCAGTAAAGAAAGTTGCAACAGGCGGCATAGCCGTAGCTGCAGCTGGAGATTTATTACTGGGAGTCTTTCAAGGATGCAAGTTTACAAATTCTTCTGGCGAGGTGATTTTTTCACCTTTCTGGCCGACTTTAACTGCTTCATCCGACGCGGTGGCTTTCGTAGTTGACGATCCTAATGCAACCTTTGAAGTTCAAAGTGCTGCAACAGGTAGCGTGACTGTAACCAATCTTGGCTTAAATGCTGATATTGTTTACGCAGCTGGTAGTACTGTAAACGGACGATCTAATGTAGATCTAAGTGGTACTATGGCTACAGGCACGGCTCAATGTAGAATTATTGGATTTTCTAATGACCCAGAGAGTAATTCTCTAGGTACAGGAAGTCTTTCTACACACGTCAACATGATTGTCAAAATTAACGAGCATTTCTATACTCAAACAGCAGGAGAATAACAATGGCGATTAACAGATCACAATTAGCCAAAGAGCTAGAACCGGGTTTAAACGCTTTGTTTGGAATGGAGTACGCTCGCTACGAAAACGAACATGCTGAAATCTTTGATACCGAGTCTTCTGACCGTGCTTTCGAAGAAGAAACAATGATCGTTGGTTTCGGGAATGCTAAAGTAAAAGGCGAAGGAAACTCAGTTGAATTTGATTCAGCTTCCGAAGGCTTTACTTCAAGATATTCACACGAGACTATCGCGTTAGCGTTCGCTCTTACTGAAGAAGCAATCGAAGATAACCTATACGATAGATTAGGAGCTAGATATACAAAAGCTCTAGCACGATCTATGGCTCATACTAAGCAGGTAAAAGCAGCTGCTGTTTTGAATAACGCTTTCTCAGCCAGTTTTACTGGTGGAGACGGTGTTGCTCTAGTAAGTACAGCTCATCCATTAGCGGGTGGCGGTACTTTAAGTAACAGACCTACTGTTTACTCTGACTTGAATGAGACTTCGTTAGAAGATGCCATCATTTCTGTGTCAACTTTTACTGATGATAAAAGCATGATTCTTGCCCTTCAAGGCAGGAAACTAATCGTTCCACCACAATTACAATTTGTGGCAGATAGATTGCTTAACACACCAGGCAGAGTTAGCACATCAGATAATGACATCAATGCTATTAAGAATATGGGTATGGTCCCAGAAGGTTATTCAGTTAACCATTTCTTAACAGATAACGATGCATGGTTCTTGATGACAGATTGTCCTGACGGATTTAAACACTTCGAGAGATCTCCTCTTTCAACTTCTATGGAAGGTGACTTTGATACTGGCAACGTCAGATTCAAAGCTAGAGAAAGATATTCTTTCGGATTCTCAAATCCAAGAGCAGTCTTTGCATCACAAGGTGCGTAAATCCAATTAATTGGTAAAGGGAGCTTCGGCTCCCTTTTTTTTATCCTTGCTTTAGAATAATCTACAAGGTAAACTAAAATTTGTTAATTAGCTTGATGAGGACCGCAAGGTTTCCATTAATACAAATCAAAGGAGTTCATAATGGCTAATCCGCATTTTCAAAATCTAATACTATGGGCAGGTAATACTGTTGCTAGTAAAAGTAAAAAAGACCTACCGATGTTTCAACCATACCCATCGGATCAAACTTTTTATGGTTATTTTAACGATTTTCTAGAATACCATGCTGGTATCTGGACAATTACTACAACTGAAGCTGGTACAGGATCAGCAACTGAAGCAATTACATCTGGCGCAGGCGGACAACTATTAATCACTAATGCTGCTGGAGATAATGATTTAGATTTTCTTCAGTTAAAAGGCGAAAGCTTTAGATTAAGTAGAAGCAAAAAAGCTTTTTTCTCTGCTAGATTTGCAACTAATGACGCAACTCAAACAGACTTAGTATTTGGATTGCAAATTACGGACACTACTCCGCTAACTGCAACCGATGGTATTTTCTTTAAAAAAGATGATGGCGATGCCAATCTTGACTTAGTTGTTGAAAAAAATAATAGTGCAACGGATACACTTGCTATTGCAACTCTTGAAAACGATACTTTTATTACAGCATCATGGTTTATTGACCCTAATTCTTCAAAAGTATT